CGGGATGTTCGGTCCTGTGATTTGTGCCGCCACCCCTCGGAATACGGCTGGCATTGGGAGGAAAGGATTCTCAAGGGTTGCTATTACTTTTCTAGCTGCGGTCATGGCTATGTTAAATGGTAAGTCGTTAAGAGCGTCCCAGTATACCTCCATCCTTTGTGGTGATGGCTTGGTATCGGTGGTAATTGACGTGATGTATGAATAAAATTTAGCAAACTCAGGCTTGTCCATTCTTTTCTGCCTCCTCGTGCATGGATAACCATTGGGCCGTTATGTTGTCCTGAATGGATTGGTTTGGTGTTCTGGTGTTAATCCATCCTGTTTTTGGTTTACTGGATTGCTTTTGTCGATCTTCGTTAAGTCTGCTTAATACCCATCCTTTTCCGACCATGCAATGATAATCAGATTTGTTTGGAGGCTTTCCCTTAGAGCAATACCAATTGTCAAGGATGGCAATCATTTCATCCGTGTCATATTTACCGTTATCCTTGACTAACTTTTCATACTCAGCTTCCGACAAGTGAACTTTTTCACCAAATGTTTTTTTAATAACAGCCACTTTAGATTTCTTTGGGTTTTTTTGTACGGTGCTTGCACCCGTACTGGAATCAGGAATCAGGTTAAGGGTTAAGGGAATCAGGTTAAGGGAATCAGCAGGGCTAGTTTCGTGCAAAACTTGTTCTTGCATGGTGCTAGTATGATGCTCGTTTAGTTCTTGTTCCGAATAAAAAGCTTCCTCTTCAGGTTCAGGTATCTCGCTTTCCACTTCTTTCATATGTGGGTTTTGGTGTTTTTTCCAGTTAATCACAGCGATATATCCCTCGTTATCTACGACATAACGAGTTATAAATTTCCTTTTCCACAATTCATTTAGCAAATTATTTACATCACAATCATCATAAGGAAGAATACAAGCTTTGATTTTCTTTGGACTATCCCTTAACCTTCCAGCCTTATCCGCTATCGTCCATAATCCGGCGAATAACAATCTTCCTAGTGGTTCTATTTCGGACAGAACATCATTTAAGAAAAAACCAGGCTTAATGTTTCTCGAACGGGCCATTACATCACCCACTAATAAAGTCTTCAATAGCGTTCCTAAATTCTGTCCAACTCCTAACTTCTTTTGCCAATTTCTTTAGTTCCTCCAAATCAAACCCATGACTATAGGCTTCCTCAAGTAAATCCAATGTCTTCCACATATTCAGAGAACTAAGCCTGTTTTTTAAAATACCGCGTACGTAATACAAATCTTTTAAATAAGGTTTTTCCTGTTCCCTCTTCTTGTTTGCGCATATTTTTTCAATATAATCAAATGCCTTACCGACGGATTTTTCAGTAAATTTTCCATCCTTATCTTTTTCCAAGTATTGATCAGTAGATGTTTCTATTGCATCGAGAACTGTTTCCAGTGGATACTTCTTGATAATTATCTTTAATATCTTTTCTCCACTTTCCGTTGGTGAAAAAGGATGGGCAAGATACGACCATTTTTCAAGTGCATATTTGAATTTAGTTTCCTCAATACTTGAAAGTCCCTCGCGCCATTTCATCATCATTTCGAGTTGGGAACGTCTTTCATTAAGTTCGTCTAATTGAGCCTTTTGTTTTTCGATGGCAGTTGTGTCATTCAAAGTTCTCTTGCCCTTACCAAAATTACAACCTTCACAAGAAGTGATTAAATTGGTCATATCATTTGTTCCGTTTTTAACAACTGGTTTCATATGATCTACATGGAGTATTACTTCTGGTGCCGATGCTCCACAATATTGACATTTAAAACTGTCACGTTTAAATATTTCGAACCTCAACTTTTGCGAAATAGCCCTTCTTTTTGCCACTTTAAATCATCCCTTTAAATAACGGGGTAGCCGTAACCACCCCTTATTGCCTCTACTCAGTAACGATAACCCTTCCGTCCTCAATTAATCCGGCAAGCGCAACCTCAAAATACTGCTTTATATTCTGCCGCGCAGTCATCTTCCACGCTCCACCGTCTGCCTCAAATAATGCCGCCTCCGGTCCTTTTCTCAGTCGAAGTAAGAACTCTCCTTCAGGCTGGGGTACTTCGATAAACGTTCGATAAGGTGCCAGTTTAACGATTGTAGGCATTTCCATCTTAGCAAGTGATCTGACCCCGGTATTAACTGTTACTGTTTGCGACATTCCATCGTCAACGCTGGTCTTTATCGCATCCTCAACAACTTGTCCGAGAACTTTGATAAGCTCGTCCCGTGTCCCGTTTTGCACAAATGCACTTTTTAGCAAGATGTTCATGGCTTCGAGGTCAATGTAGTTATCAAGGATAATGCGTGGTAGCTCGGCTGTTGCAGTATAAAGATTAAAGCGGTCAAGGTGTCCACGGAGAGTTGTGTGAACATTTACCTTAGTTGGGCTGTCAACGTGGACGATAAGGTCATTCAGGGAGTCGTGAGAGTGTTCCTTGAGTATTAACTCAACTAGGCTTGCGAGTGTTTTGGTAGAAAATACTGCCGGAACATCTTCTGGGAGTTGAAAAAGTTTGTCGTTTGTAAAACTGAGCCCATTGTGAGGGACGACTTGGATATCACGAAAACTGTTAATATATCTCAATGCTGCTTCAATCATTTATTTCACGCTCCCGAATTTTAATACTTTTGGGTCTTGAGCTTCAGGTTGACCGTCTTCCGGTTCATCGAAAATATGGACTTGGTTCGGATCATCGCGAACGATTTCCGTGGCGACAGGAATTCCGTCTTTATCTGTGCCCAAAAAGAACCTTGTTGCAATCGGCGTGACGGGTGCAAGGGTAGATTTGGCTTGAGCTTCCCACCCAATAAATTCACGGTTCTCATCAGGTTTAAAGGTTAATGTCAGGGTAATTTTACGGGCCTTAGTAGCATCCGTATTCGGGTCGAGGATATTAGAACCTATCTTCACGAACTCAGTATTAAATTGTTCGATTAATGCACCCTTTGCCATTTCAAGAACGCTTTTTTCTATAGTTTTTGACAATGTTCTCACTCCTTATTTTTAATTTGCGATTGCTTTAATTCATGGCGGCAAGGACTTCTTGTGTTCCCCAATTACTTACTTTCACCTCGTTCCTTCCTATATTAATAGTATACCATAAACATGACCATGTTGTCCATATAAACCAACGTATACAACGGGGCCAAGTTGACCATACTATACCTATCTGGTACAATATATTTCAGGAGGGGATACTATGGAAAAGGAAAAACTCGTTCGCTTTAATCTGATGATTTCGCCTACGCAATTAAAAGAGATAGATCAATATCGAAAGGAAATTGGCACCCTAGATTCCAGGGGGTTAGTGATTAGGGAGTTTATCAAGAAGGTACTGGATGAGCATTATAAGTATTCAGTCGGCAGAGAGGATTAATCTCTGCCTTATTTCTTTGCATGGACTACTCGACTAGCCATAGGCCGTTGATCATTTTAAGGCTGAGATCCCATTCCGTGAATCTAAGGAAACTGTCAATAGTATGATCTACTGGCCTTATCCTCTTCCCACTATTCACCGCGGTCATGAAATTTACTTCATCACGAACTAATTCCCAATCTTCATCAAGTTTCGGAACTTCACATGAAAACTTATCGTTATCGGAATAAACTAAGTGCCCATCAAGGAATTTATAAACAGCATTATTTAAGTTGGTTCTATAAAATTTAGCATTAGGATTAACTAACGCATATGTATACATTTCACCCGTCTTCATCACTCAACGCCCTCCTTCACACTCTTCGCCAAAATATCAGAGGAACATGCTCTGCAAACCATATCCCCATGCCACGCGACAACCTTAATATCAGACCCGCAGAACATACACTCTTTCGAGTACTTCTGTATCCTCAAACCTTTTCCATCTAACACCATTTCTAGCGGTGTCGTAGTGTCATATCCCATCGTTAACCGCAATGGCTTGGGTATCGTAATCCTCCCGAAAGAGTCCATTGTTACTGAGATTCCTATTGGCTTCACTTCTTCTCCATCTCC